CTATGGTATAGCAACTGCACCTGAAATTCCCCTTGACGGAAAATCGGCTAACCGCTACATGTTGAAGTAAGTGCCGAACTAGTAACCATCAAAAATGAGATCTCTAGTTCTTCTTGGCACAATCTCCTGCCCCATACGCAGGAAAATGTCCTCCATCATGTCTCGGTAAGCCGACCTATGGTATAGCAACTGGTAACTTGGGGCCAACTCAGGCAGAACCTCAGGATCTACATGCAATAAAATATAAGCATGCTTACCCTTATACAATGGTTCTACCTGCTTTGGACCCAGAAATCTGAATCCACCAAACTCGGGAGCTTCGACTACTTGTTTCAGTATAGCATACTGCGACAAGCGCTCCAAATACTCCCCCATTGCTGCTCTCTTCTTCTGATATGTATCATCGCCTAAAGACATTAAAGGTTCAGGCGATAAACCGAGTTCATAGCAGACTCTAACATCTAATATGGACTGGGCTATCGAATTGTCAGCAATGGTATTGACGCATCCAGACTTCATTACCCCTGGTCTCATCTGTCTCAAAATCCACCCTCCGCTGGTCACGAAAAGTGGATTGAGAAACAGCTCACGATAACGCCACTGAGCCAAATCCAGCCATTCCTGACTGGGGTTGGAACAAAGGCGCAACCGTACTTCTAAGACCATTTCACACACCCATGACTGCATGGTCCAATCCCAACTGGACTTGTCTACAGCAACCCAGTCTCTTGGGATTGAACGCCATCCACCCCAAAGGTGGCTCCAACCGATTTTTGATGGAACATTTAACCAATTTTCCACCAAAGACTCATTCATGTCGCCAAACAGCATATGGTCTATCAATTGATCGACCACTGATACAGAACTTATAAGACGGTACCTACCGTCTTCCAACTTCTTCAACTTATGCGGCTCGGCTTTTATGAAAAGCCTTATCGGATCGGAGACACGATCCCGTATCTGGTTCTGTACGACCTCCCACATCCAAGACACCTTATCAGGGTCTGGGACTCCAATTGAATTAACATTAAAGAGAATTCTATTAGTGGGAGCTCGTCGCATATACGGATAGCCTGGAGAGCTAGTCCAATCAAGATTCTTAACAACTCTCTCAAAATGAGAGAATTGCAAGAAATCCTCTGGTATACTCCAGGTGGCAGAGCTATACTGTTCTGCCACTCCTTGGACTATGGCCTCACGAGCCTCTCGGCTCGGGCCATCGCTCCTGGTTTTATCTCGCAGAGAAGCATGGTAATGCAGAGATCTTAACTCTGCTGCATGGCCGAATTTCGGCCAGCCATAACCTCGAGCAGCTTTTTCAAACTGCTCTCTATACTCCTCTGGGAAGCCATCAAACCTGACAGGCTCTCCTCCAGACATGGGGAGGGGGGGGCCCTGCTCGACAAACTCGAACTCCTTGCCGAGCTCACAGTATTGTTCCTCTGTGAGCCCTGTCGTTTCCCTAAAAAAGAACCGGTCTTAACAACCTTGCCAGATTTTCCAGTATCAGCTGGAATAGCCGACTCCTTCTTAACCACATGGTTATTCTCCAAGTGGTTTTGAAGTTTCTTCTCCGTTCTACAAGACACCTCGCAGAACTGGCACCTGTACACCTTCGGATGAGCCGAAGCTATATGGTGATCCATCCGTTCTCGGGTTCTGCAAGTTGTCTCGCAGTGGGGACAGGGGATCTCAGCTTTTCCCAAGGCTGCAACCTTGGTTTCTAAAGCCTCAATCCTCTCAAGGATCGCTGAACGACCTAGCTCCATAAGGAACTCCTTCTCAGCGCTAGTTACCACTACATAATCTGTAGTGGATCCCGTATTGTTCTGGTTTGCCAAACGGATCCCTCCCTCTGGTAGTGTCACGTTCAAATGCGACTTTGAAACCGGCCTTCTTCTGGCCGCTTCCTCTCCGAAGTCCAACTTCTTACTATAGTCGACCTCTCCTCCCAGAGCCCAACTATCCGAGGAATATCTCTCAAGAAGTTCGTCCATAGCCTCTATCTGGCTCCACAACTTGGCATTTGCCTGGTTGTAGAACAAAGGGACTTTAGCATCCTTATTGGTATCCAAAGACGACTCAACCTGGCACAAAAGCGCCATCTCCTGGGTCACCAGGAGAGACGATATCCCGAGATTGAAAGGCCCGGTGGCCCCTTGATGAATTCCATGGATTTCCCCTTGGGATTCATAAGCTGCCCCGCTCATCCCCTCAATCGTGGTACCTGTGTACGACATCATCCAACGGATTGCCGTACGCGCCAATCTACCAGCCGTCTGCCCTTGAATTCCAGTACAAGTCACATGAAGAGACATGAGCTTGTTAGCCCATTTCCCTTTAGCCGCGCCTAAGCACGACCACGTTTTAGGTTCCAGATAGCAATAGACTAGGTCATCAATGACTCTAGACTGCACCGGCGATATATTTGTCATAACTTTCGACAGAGGACCCTTCAAGAGGACCGTTGTCACCAACGCTCCATCTTTTTCTAGGACATGTCGAGGCAATACCAAATAGTCGCAATATCTGCAGCCATAGCCTATATGCGTGTCTGAAAGCAATCCTGCTTCCATCACCGCTATCTGATACGCTGGGACTTTCGCTGATCTAAAGCTAGATCCCTCACGCACTGACTCATATTGGATTCCTCGGATGCGATGGACCAAGTTCCGAGAAACTCTTCCAAAGCTACGCATTGAAACGTAGCAACCCACGAGCAGGGTTACTACACCAAATGCTAGGAAAACCCAGTCGCTACTTGGCGTAAGCAGTAACGACGGTATCGGTAGGTCTTCAATGGCCGAACGCACACGCACGTATACGTTCTCCACTTTCTCCTCTCGCTCGGCTTCAGTCTCACTAGGTGAGATATAGTCCAAAAGGCTATATATCTCCTCCATGTGAGATCTCAACTTACGCGTTGCACTACGCACCGCGTAAGCCATCCACCGATAGACCACGATTGCCGTCGTGACCACCATCAGCAAAGCTAACAGAGCTTTGCTACACCACCAAATAACCCCATTGACCCAAGCATTTGGGTCTGGGGAAGTCGTCGCCGCATAAACAGGCGAGGCTCCACTACCAGTGGAGCCTGTCTCCTCATCTTCCAAGCGACGTACTGCTACTCGGTTTCCCATGTTTCCGTCAAGCGTTTCAAGAAAATTAAATCTTTATAATCTCCTTAGCAAAACGCTCAAAAGCTAAACGCAAAATTGTTAATCTCTCTGAAAA